AGAGAAGGTTTCACCCCTGTAAGTAACAGACATATTAAGCTGCGGCTGCTGTCATAGCAGTCATGCTCTCTGTAGTCCAGAAGTCCTTAGCTAACATAAGAACTAGATGCTCTTTGTTACGTGCTACACAGTCTGCCCAATCTTCATCAGACATTCCTTCTGGCTGTCCACCATTGATTAATGCTACCGAGTCACCACAAGCTGAGTAGTGTGCTGCGATTTGTTCTGCTGTTAATTCATCCATCGTGTTATGCCTCTAGTGCTGTTAAACGTGCAGCAAGTGCTGCATTTTGGGTTGATAGTTCTTGGATTGCTTTTACCATTGACCAGAATATTGGGTCAGTCTGTACTTGCTTCTGCCCACTGTCACTCTCTGACACTGCCTCTGGTAATACTGCTTCTATTTCCTGAGCTATAACTCCAACTTGTAATCCTGTAGCATCACACCCCGTTAATCCTTCAACAGTTATTTCTTCTTCTGTTCTGTAGTTAAAATTACGAACTTGAAGAGCATCAATCTTTGCTAAACCATTTGGGCTATCAACAATGTTTTTCTTGATTCTTTCATCAGAGGTTTGTGTCCATGTGGTTGCGTTGTTACCTTGCCTACAAGCTCCATTACCATCACCATATATCCACATAGCTGCGTTGCTAGGCCCAACAGCACCACGGGCAATGTATAAATTGTTACTGCCAACTGCGTTATCGTGTCCAGATTGATACCCAATGCAGACGTTTGCTGATCCTGTTGTAAAAGTCTTACCTGCTTGATACCCTATAAACGTATTTTGATTAGCTGTAGTGTTACCATAGCCAGCCTCTGTACCCATAAACACACTACTAGAACCTGTAGACATATCATGCCCTGCGGTAAAACCAATCGCTACGTTGTTTTCGCCTGTCGTTTGACTGACTAAAGCATGGTAGCCTATGCCGATGTTATTGCCGCCTGTAGTGTTATTTTGTAAAGCATTAGAACCAACAGCTACATTACTACCACCCGTTGTGTTAGCAATAATAGTGGCATAGCCATAAGCTGTGTTAGCTGAACCTGTAGTATTAGCTTGTAACGAATAATAACCACTAGCTGTATTCTTACTTGCTGTAGTGTTGGATTGTAAAGAAAGCGCACCTACTGAAACATTATCTGTACCTGTAGTGTTAGCCTGTAGAGCAGCTTGACCAACGGCAGTGTTGTTACTTGCTGTGGTACTAGTGGTTAAAGCATCCTTACCTACGGCAGTATTGCTACCACCTGTAGTGTTAGCAACTAAAGAATTATAACCAACGGCTGTATTGTTATCCCCCGTAGTAATTGCAGTACCAGCTTCATCACCAACGACAGTATTGTAGTTACCGCCAGAAGTAATGCTATTACCTGCATTGACTCCAGCTACAAAGTTACTTGTTCCTGCTGTAACTGCGCTGATACCTGCTGTGGCTAGATTGCCTGTCATAGTGCCGCCAGCTTTGGGGAGTGCTGCTGCTGCGGTAGCTGTAGTAGAAGTAAGTACACCATCTCTGGTAGCAATGTCTACTCCATCAAAGGTACTGTTGGTAGTGACGGCTCCAGTAAGTGCGCCACCAGCCTTAGGTAAAGCAGCGTTAGCTGTGGTGGTTGTACTTGTTAAGACACTATCTCTGGTAGCAATGTCTACACCATCAAAGGTACTGTTAGTTGTCACGGCTCCAGTTAAAGCCCCACCTGCCTTCGGCAATGCAGCACCTGCAGTGGTAGCATTATTAGTTATAGCCGTTGCTTGACTACCAGTAAGGCTTGTTGCTGCTATACCTAAAGCATCAATAGTAGACTTTGTAGGTGCTGGTGCATTGTCAAGTGCAGCTACCTTTATATCTCCGTCAGACTCTAGTAAGTTTGCTAAATTTCTTGCGTTGCTCATTCTCTATGCTCCTACTAAACTTACAAATGATGGGTCTGCTTCTTCAAGACTAGGCCAGCCGTGAGTGACTTGATTTACTTCATGGTTAGTTGTGTATGTCTCAGGGCCGTATGTTTCAGTACCATCCTCTGCTGTGTGCTTTACTTTGTAAGTACCAACCATCGGTGTGTTCTGATACGCTTTGATTGCATCTAAGTCAGACAATGCAGATATGGCAGATTCTTTGGTATCCATTGTTGTATAGATTGCAGTAGCGTGTGTAGCTATGGCTGTGGGTACTGCTGTACCGCCTTTAGCTGCTCTACTCCAGTACCAATCTATATATGATTGCAAAGAACCAGCTTGAGACTTGACTGTACTTAGCATATTGTTTTTAAGATGATCTACATCTTTAGATAGAGATGCGTATGTACCTACTATCTCACCATTTGATTCAGTGCGAGTTAATACACCATCACTGTAATAGCGTGAGTCAGGGCGCACTTCACTGTATGGCTTAACGCCAATGGCAGCTAGTTCTTCCTTGCTCCAAAGGGCAAATATATTTCTTGGGTATTGAACAGAATCAATGGTCAAGCCTCTTGGCTTATTGACAACAAATCCTGTTTCTACGTTTCCTACAAACCACATAAGGTTCTCCTCTTATCTTGCGTTTGTGTGTTTAAATGGATTTTCTGCAAAAGCCATGTATAAATAAGTCTGACTATTTCCGTTAATGTGGTAACTATTTCCGTAAGGTTTGAAGCCATTGGATAGAAAATCACACGTTAATTGTGCGTCCGTTGTTTCGGCAGCACTAGAATCTGGTCGTAATCGTTTGGTTGCTGCGTTATATGGGTCACGGGCCGCATCCATCATTACCCAAGGGTCGCCATCAAACATCGTTTTAATTAAAACAAAGGCAACCTTGAAACCAGTGTGGACAAATGAACCTGCATTTACTGTTGTTCCTTTGTATGAACCGATTTTGGAGTAGCCGTCTACTGAGTGGAAACAGTAGGCTATAGTTTCTTGACTAGCATTATTAACAGAGTTTTCTGTACCCATCGTCCACACAGTGGATGTCGGAGATGTGTCATTCCAAAAGCCAGTTGCGGTAGCCGCAGCATTGGTTAGGTTAAGATAAATCGCCTTTGTATTGCCCAGCGCAGAATGATAAACAATCCAGTTGTCTGCCCTGTCTCTGCTTTTTTCAAGAATCATTTCTGGAGCTTGTAGCAAACCGTGACCTGCTGTTAAAACAGAGCCAGTTGTTGGCACATTTACCACACTAAAACCAGCAGACTGATTGGCTGATACAGATGTTGTTACGCTGCCGTTAGTATTGCTAACTGTTGTTCCTGCAAGCCAGTTCCAAGCTACGTATGTCTCTCCAGAAGCATTTTGACCGCCCTGAGAACCAAGAGTAAAGCCATCCGAATTAAACGCTGTTAAAGTATTTGCAGTGGTATCCTCTGCGCCAGTGGTGTTAGAGAATATACGTTTTAACGGCCCTCTAACTGAGTCAAATAATGTGGGGTAATATGATGCTGTTGATCTGGATTTTACCCACACAAAATCTGGTGATAGTCCCGTTGTGACTGACTGAGTAGAACTATTACCCGTATAAAGCACAGTATTAAAATTCTCACTGGGTATCACATCAACCGATGCAAGATTTTTCGTGCATAGCGATAAAAAGCCCGTAGGTGGAGCGTAGAAAAAGTCACCAACGTCATTGCTATCTTGGTTGCCTTGTGGGGTTGTGTTGCCAGCGAATGAGGAATCTTGCCCACAATTTAAAACACCAACATAGTTACCTACAGGCATGGTATACGGGGTAAACTCATATCCTGCGTTTAATTGAAATAAATAGTTTGATGAAGATAAAGCGTTAGACCCGTCAAATTGTCCATTATTCTTTAGCCATGAATTGTTAATAGACATCCATACCTTGCCTGTGGAGGAATCAGAAGCAAAGGCAATTATGTCGCCAGCCGCAATCGCATTGGGTATAGTCACCGCTGAACCTACAGCCGAACCATTCTGTGCTGCGGAAACAGTGCCGCCAGAAGCATTGGCATAAGTATACACTACTGCACCACCACCCAACCCAGTTTCTGTGGAAGTGGCGTTATTTATGTTTACATCCATTGATGCTAACCCCATATGATGCACGTTGGTGTTGGATACGACAGTGGGGTTGTATACTTCAAAATATATTTTACCATCCGCTTGAGAAGCTATCGTGCCTCTCGTTGATGTTCCTGAGTTATTTTTAAACTTCAAATTACCTTCAGATAAAGTAGCCCCAGAACCTCTCTTGTCTATAGGATTAAACGTACAAAAGTTATTCGTAGGCGAATCAACCATCACATCAGATTCAGTCAGTCCACCTTGACTTGTCCAATCATTATTATTGCCACTCTGATCGTACCAGTAGGCGTATTCGCGTGTGTCTGCAAATGCCATGTAGATGTATGTGCTGCCAGAAGCGTTCATCCAGACATGGTTACTTCCTAATTGAAAGCCATTAGATAAAAAAGAAATATTCCAAGATGTATCTACGTCTTCCGCACCAACATCATCTGCTTGTAATTTATGGTTAATGGGGTTGGGGCCAGCAGAACGAGTGTTATCAATCATTATCCAGCCGCCCGTAGAACTGCTACGTTTAATCATCACGAAAGCGGGATTGAAACCTGTGGTGACTACTGTTCCTGTGTTGCTGCCATTTCCTGAGTATGAACCAAACTTGCTGTAATTTGCCACATCATGGAAACAATATGCAATGTGAGTTTGACTAGAGGCGTTAGTATGCCCTCCGTGACCTACGGAAAATACAGATGAAGTAGGGCTGGTGTTATTCCAGTACGCTGCTGTCTCGATAGGAGTAGCAGTGTCAAATGCTAATGCTTTTGTATTACCTAATGTCTCAGAATATATTTTCCACTCATCAGCTTGTGACCTTTTTTTAACTATTATTAGTGTGGGCGCAGATGCTAGACCATGCCCCAAAGTAGAACCACCTGTACCATTACCCGTATAACTTACTATTGATTGCCCATAAGTAGTGTTAGCCCTGACAGAACTTGTGATTGTGCCAGACGTATTAGAGGCGGTAGTGCCGCCCATGTCCCAGTTCCAAGCTACAATGTCACTGCCATTATTGTTAGTAGAACCAGCCCTTTCTGGTGGCCCGACAGTAAAACCATCTGTGTCAAATGATACTAAATCATCGTTCACTGTTGCAGATGTTTGCTCTGCACCTGTTCCGTCAGAAAATAAAATCTTTGAGCGTCCACGCACAACATCTACTAATGCGTGTGATTGCGATGCTGATCTATTTTTCATCCAAACCAGTGACGGGGAGAAGCCTGTCCCACCTATATACTGCGCGGCCCCCGTTCCCTCATAGGTCACTGTAGAAAAACCTTCTACGGAATAGTCCTGCTCAAAGGGCAGATAAAAACCATTAGTGCCGTATGTGCCAGCGTAGGCTTTAGGCTTCCATTCTCCGTATGTGCCTGTCTCACCGAATGAATCAGGTGTTAGTGCTAGCCCGTCTATGAAGTTGACTTCACCCATGTAGCCGTTAAAGTAAGAGCCAGCCAGCCTAGCAGAGTCATAATTACCAACTCCAATTGTGTGTATCTTAGAGCCAGTGTTAATCACTGTTGTTGCGTTAAGGGCTGGATAAGTTGATGTTGAAAAAGAAGTAATCTGCTCCCCGTTTACGAACAACTTTATTCTATTAGAGGCGGTGCTTTGCGTTGTATCAACATTTAATACGATGTGCATCCAGCCACTGAAATCACGATAACAGGCATTAGTCAATAATCTAAAGTTTACGCCACCATGAGTGCCATATAGACTCAATGGGTTACAAGCATCACCATCAAAATACATACCAATTCTATTACTGTTATCGGAGTACGCCTCAAAGATTCTAGTCGATGCACCTGTGGTTGTGGCTATATCCGACTGTTTAATCCATACGCTGTAAGTCCAAGTCTTATTATTACCTGTAGATGATGGTGTCCAACTGAGATATGAAGTATCAAGCGCATTAAACCTAAGACTCTGCTCAATCTCATACTCGCCAGCAGCACTAGCTCCAATGATTGTATTCTCGTTAAGTACGCTCATATTACTTTACATCCAATGAAGCCACTGCATGAATTTTGGTTGCGCTTGCTACGACATAATCTATCCTGTCAACGGAAGCTGCTGCTGTGGATAGTGTGGGTGCAGTGCCGCCTACGAACTTGAAGTTAGCTCCATAGGCTAGTGTGCGTGAGCCTGTACCATCCTGTGTAATAAAGATTGAACCTGACTGACCAGCAACAGTGTTAGTTGGGTTGGCTAGTGTGCGGTTGCCAGCCAGTGTGATAGAGTAGTTGTTGCCTAGTGCTAGGTTAGTAGCAATGCTTGAGGCATCTGTGAGTGCTACAACAGCACCTATTGCTGCGCCTGTCATAGTGCCACCCGTCTTAGGCAGTGCAGCACTAGCAGTAGTAGTCGTACTGGTTAGTACTGCATCACGGGTGGCTATGTCTACTCCATCAAATGTAGAGTTGGTTGTGACTGCACCAGTAAATGCACCACCACTTTTAGGCATAGCATTAGTAGCCAAAACTCCGTCTGCTGCTACATCCCGACCATCAATAGTTGAGTTAGTAGTTACAGCCCCTGTCAATGCACCGCCAGAAAGGGGAAGCAAAGCTGAGGTATCCACAGAAGTCCACGACATAACTCCTGAGCCATTAGAGGTTAGGAACTGTCCATTATTTCCATCGTTATTAGGAAATACTAAAGTATAAGATGCCCCTGCTGAATGTGGGGGAGATTTAAGTTTGATTCCGTGGGTGTTAACTTCACAGTTTAATTGTATATAACCATCTTGACCAGAAGATCCTTTAGCTATAAAACTAGCAGTAGAGCCAGTAGATACTACAGGTATAGTGTCTAGCTTAGTTCCATCTACAGATACGTTACGACCATCAAAAGTGCTGTTAGTAGTAATGGCACCTGTCATTGCCCCACCTGATTTAGGTAGTGCATTAGTGGCTAAAACACTAGCAGAAACAGGGGCAAAACGAGCATCTGAAGCAGTCTTGGCGTAATGATCTGCAAGTGAGAATGTACCAAATGAATGTATGAATACTGTATCACCTACAGTAGCACCTATGTCTAGTACAATGCTTGATCCATTAGTAGCAGTGTAATCTCCTACGTCTAGTCGTACACCATTTAAATAGACCTGTACAGAGCCTGTATCATAGGTTGCATTAAAAGTAGTCTGGTTTGCTGTAGCTGTATATTGTACGCTGTTATCTGTACCACTAACTGCCGAACCAGCAGCTACCCAACCACTACCATTGTAGACCTTCATAATAGAAGCACTAGTATCAAACCATAAGTCACCTGTACTAGGTGAACTAGGTGCGCTTGACTGAGATACGTATTGACCTGTAAATGTGGCTAGTGATGTTGCTGCAGCACTTGCGCTGTTGCCAGAGGCCGTTGCAGAGTTTGCACTAGCTGTGGCACTGTTAGCAGAAGCAGTTGCAGAAGTTGCTGCGTTGGATGCACTAGTTGCTGCTGCCGTAGAAGAGCCTAATATAGTGTCTACATAATTTTTAGTTGTAGCATCTTGTGCTGTAGTAGGATTAGCTACGCCTGTGATCTTATTAGCACCCATTGCTAAGACACCAGACATTGTACCACCGCTAAGGTTTAACTTTGCTCCTGCTCCACTAGGGCCATCTACGTATGACTTAGTAGCAGCGTCTGTGCCAGCCGTAGGCGTACCTAAGCCTGTGATCTTGCTAGTACCCATAGCAATAGCACCCGTCATGGTTCCACCTGACTTGGGCAGTTTTGTACCTAGTGCAGTAGTAGTAGTAGCAGCATAGTTAGCATCGTCACCTAAGGCAGCAGCTAACTCGTTCAAAGTATCCAAAGCTGCAGGAGCAGAATCTACTGTTGCAGCAACTACACCATCTACGTATGCCTTAGTAGCAGCGTCTGAGTTCTGTACAGGAGTAGATAAGCCTGTAATGGTAGCAGATGTACCAGCGTTCATATCTAGCGAACCATTGATGGTTACATTGGTGAATGAACTTGAGCCAGAACCTGCAGTAATATTACCTGTAACATCACCCGTGACTGCGCCAGTGTGAACACCTGCAGTATTACCTGTAACATTACCTGTTACTGCACCAGCAATAGGGCCAACAAAGTTATTAGCTGTTACTGTAGTTCCTACTACTGTGCTGGCAGTACTGTTACCAATTGCAGCATTGTTAAGTGAGCCACCTGCAATGGTAGACCCGTCAATAGTACCACCATTAATATCTGCAGTAGTAGCTACCAGTGAAGTAACTGTGGCGGCAGCAGGAGTAGCCGCACCAATAACAGTACCATCAATGTTACCACCATTAATGTCCACAGTGGCTAGTGTAGATAAACCTGTGACACCTAAGGTGCCAGCAATCGTAGCATTCTCATGCACAGCAATAGTGTCAATGTATCCGATACCATCAATGTATAAGTCTTTGAACTCAGCACCAGAAGCACCAAGGTCAATGTCAGAGTCCGTGACAGGAACAATTGCTCCATCTTGGATGCGTAGTTGCTCTACTGTACCTGTACTTACTTGTACAAAGAAACCAATACGATTGTTAGTAGTATCAACTACTACTTTGTTAAGTGAGTCTACATCAGAGATAAGAGGAATAAATGCACCTTCAGTGCTAGTCCCATCATGCTTATGTCCTGATGCGTGAGTAAAGGCATCTCGTATTGCATTGTATTCTGCGTTAACGGGTGCTGCCTTGATTACTGCGTTTGCAACTATGTCTGCAACGGATTGTCTAGTATAGCCAGCCATTTATCTTAAATCTCCAGTGCCGTAAGTTAACACAATGCCCTGTATGCTGTGACTAGCATCAGTGCTATTAGTTACGTATTTAAATGATACAGACTTACCTGATCCTGAGATATTAGTTGCCTGTATTGGTGAGGGGTTGCCACTGTAGATAGCTGTACTATCGTAAGCAGCTTCATTAAAGTATGCAGCAGCACCTTTACTATTCATTGTATAGTTAGTAGGATTCATTACATCAATGTCTTCATAGTCATACACCACGGATAAAACAATTTCATTGTCTCCTTCCGATCTTAGATATGTATTAACCTTATGGAATATCTTTCGTTGCTCTGGATTTTCCATGTACATGTAAGGAGTTTGATACACACTAAATATATCTAAACCAGCAAAGGAGTTGCCTATCTCTTGACGATATACTTTGCCATTAGAAGATCCATGTATAATAAATTCATACTGACCTATGTAACCACTAGCTGCACACGTAGCCTCTAATCCTAGAAGCTGACCAAACTCAAAGCCTAAACCCTCTTGGTTCTGACGTATGCCACCTATGATACCCTGTGATTCAGAGGCAGCAAAGAATATTCTAAACTGAGACTTGTTGCGTATAACAACAGAGGATAATCCATTTAAGTCTATAGCCAGTACTACATCTGAGAATACTGATTGTATCTTCTTAGATATAGTTTCTAGTTCTACGTCACCAATCTTACTTGTACCAGATACAGGGCGCATACCATCTTGACTAAGGAATAATAAATCACCACCAATCTCCATAACACTATCAGTGGCAAGACAACCTAAGTCATGTGTAACTCCCGATAGTACAAAGTTAGCAGCAGCAGTACCCTTCAATGCTTTGATTGCGTTAGTACCAAATATATACAGTACATCTCTGAAAGGCTTAATAGCTACAATTTCAAAGCCTACATTTATTACACCAGCACCATTGGTTGTAGCAAAGTCAGTCTCAACCAAAGGCGCACTAAAGAATAACTTGCTAGGGTGTGCTGGATCTCCTGCAAGGAACATATGATTAGCATAGTCTGAGGCATACTTTGGATCTGTAGGCGCAGATGAATGTGTTATCTGTGTGTACGTTGTACCATCATATGTAGCAGCAGGGTTAACTCCATCTGTAAGAAGTGTCTTAGCAGAACCAAAGTTAAAGTTAGCAAAGCGAACCTTGCTTACTCCTGACATTGTAGGTGAACCACCACAAGTAACAGCTACCCATGCAGAGGCTGAGTTGTTCCATCGGTGTAAATAGTTATTACCAGAACTAGGAGTACGACAAGCTAAGATACCATCGTTAATACCATGTACTACGTTAACACCTAGTACAGATCCCGTCCCTGTAACTGTTCCGTATGAATTATCAAATCCATTTATACGTCTGTAGCCACCTGTTACAGCAGCTTCATAATTAATCATCTGAATAGCACTACCAGGAGATTGTTCTCCCTGTGCTAATACATCACGGCTAGTGTCTAAGCCGCCTCTGCACATTACTTTGTGTACTGATAATTGATCAGCCATGTTGTTATGCTATTCCTACAGAAGTACGTTGTCTTGTCCTTACAATGTAAGCAGATCGCATGTTTAACTTATCATCCATTAATACATTACGCATTGCCTTAATACCATCTTCAAAAGAAGCTTGATGCATCTGTGCGCTCTGTGCGTTAGAACGGAACTGCATCATGTACATCATGGCACCATCAATGACCACATGACTAAATCGGTCAGGTATAATGCTTACATCATCAAACAGATTAAGTGAGGCTGGTACTTTCCAGTAGGTGAACTCTACTTCATACTCGTTATTAGGTGAGGGTGTAACACCAAAAGACGAACCATATGTCTGGAACACCTGAGATGGTATGCCAGCACCAGCAGAGCCAGCATTGTCATCAGATGATCTACGTGACATTGTGTACTCTTCATACGATATAGCATTTAGTATATTAGGATTGTTACTAGCAGAAGCTAGTTTCTTTAAATAAAAGGTTCCCCAATCGGCACTTGAATAGTCGGCTGGAAAAGAATATGTAGTAACGCCTGTTGTTAGCGTTTGTGTGTATGTTGTTTTAATGAAAGGCCACTCTTGACCATCTTGAAGTATACGTCTAATACTACTATTGATAGCATCTTTAGCAAGAGCTTGGACATTTCTAAGAGTATCAAATCCGTCACCAGCCGCATCAATCTGTACTTCATTGAGCCGTCTGAGAACTTCATTTGCAAGTGAGACATAAGTTGCCATTATTTTTACTCTTTACATAATAAAAGAAAGGGGGCAGATTGCCCACCCCCTCGGTGATAACGCTTAGGCTACGTTATACTTTGCTACAACAAGAGCTTCTGGACGAAGGATCTTGCGACCATACAAGTGCATACCACGCACAATGTCAGCAAAGCTGTCTGGATCACGATAAGTTTCAGTCTTGTTGATCTGCTGTGCCGTAGCAACAGAAGAGTCATGACCAGAAACAATCACGCCATAGTTGGTGTTTTGGTTAGCAGAACCAGCAGTTGCTGCACCAGTACCTACAGAAGGAAGGTTGTTAGAAACGTATACACGGAAACCATGTAAGTTGTCCAACATCAAACCATTGCGTAGACCACCAGACTGTCCCCAATCCATGTTCAATAGACGAGAATCTTCATCTGCCAACACTTCTTGGAATACAGAATCCACAACCAACCAACGGCCTTGCTTGTCCACGTTGTTCTGATCCATGATACGAGCCATACGTGCAATTACTTGCAACGGAGTGGCAGTAGCAGTAGCTACAGCAGTAGCACCAGATAAACGGGCAGCTAGTGGGATAGAATGCTCACCAGCACTTGATGTAGTAATGTTGCCAAAGTCGCCTTTCTTAAGCTTATTAGCAGCTAACAATTCGTCAGAACCAGCAGAGGCGTTAGCCTTTGTACCAGACACTACGTTGTTAACAGCAGCAGCATTGGCATGTAGAGCAGCTTGCTTGTAACCAGACAAGTAGCCCAAGATTTCTTGGTCATACTGGTCAGCCAAACGATAGGCCGCACGATTACTAGCCATAGTCAGCCAGTTGATGTGGGTCTGTTGCTCTTCAATGTCATCCAATTTAAATGCAAAGTAGTTAGACTTGTCTACAGTTAAAGTGAAATCTACATCAGTTAAATCCTGAGTAGCAATGGCAGTACCACGGGTGTAGGCACTGACAGAAATCTCAGGCTCTTTGATAATACGTACAGAGTCACCAGCATTGGCAATCTCACCGAAGTAATCACTGTTGGTGATAGCTTCACAGATTGCTGACTTGCGGAACTCCATCTGTACTTGTTTGCTATAAATTACAGGTGAAAAATTACCTGAGTTTAAGTTGGTATAACCACTCGCTTTTGCAAAAGCCATGATATATACTCCTATATAAATTGTAATGGAGCTATTACAATACCATAGAGGCTGTCGTTGAAGGGTGCAGGTTACGTGAGTTGATCGACTCGGTATAACACTGGGCCTTGTCTGAGCAGGTTTGTCTATTTACTATTGTGATTGCTTATATGTTATACACGAATTTGCAGAACATATTTTGTTACTTAGTATAGGGTAGCCGAATGGAGCCTACTCTTGTGTAACATGCTAGTGCAACTAGAGGATCAGTCCAGCTACACTAGCGGTTTCGTACAGTTATACTGATTTTTAGTTAAATGTCAAGTGTTATTTAACATTAATTTAATATTAACGTGCTTTACCTGATACGTCATATACAAAGTTACCACTACGCATTGCCTTAGCAATTGCATCTTGATGCTCTTCATACTCACGAATATCCATCTTAGCTACATCAGACTCTAGGTATTGCATCTCACCTGAGCCTTCTGTTGGTGCAGAACCTCCACTGACACTAACGTCTTGTGCAGCACTGCGACTATTACCTTTCTTTCCTTTACTTTTCTTAGTAATGCCAGCATCTAACTTGTACAAGTCAATTGCCCTAGCAGCACTAGTTGCGTCTGATTCATTATGATACAAAGAATCCTGTACCCACTTAGGCTGTGCGTCTACCCAATCATGGAACGCATCTTCCTCACGAATCTGTTCAAAGTCAGGGTGAATCTGCAATAGCTGTGCTTCTGCTTTACCTTTGTTAGCACTAAGTTGCAGATCATCAATCTCTTTCATACGAGTACTAAGAGTTTCGTTCTGCTCCCTTGCAGCCTTCAATGCCATTGTCTGCATGATGTTAGCTACTTGAGGATACTTACTTGCCCAATCTGCAATCTCGTCCTCGGTGCTAGGT